ATTAATCATCGCCAACGACGAGTGAGAATGCTCACTCGACGTTTCGTATACCGACTGACTGAAAACGGTTGCAAAACATCGCAAGATGCGATGCTTCCGTCGTGATGTCTTTCAGCTATAGCCGGAGGCCTTTGCACTTCAGTAAAATACCGAAGTAGCATTGACCAACCGTCTATCGTTTGATCGACTGAAGGGGAAGAGACTGTTCGTACTTTATACTGCACTTTTTGAAGGTGCGTATTGATACGTCTTGGAAACTTCCTAACATCAGCAGATATTCCGCGTAGGCAAGGACATGGAAGATGCCTAGCTTCTTTCGAAGTTTTAGCATCATTAAACATATCCTCGCTCGGGATGGGGCCGTAAACGGCTTCTAATCTCGTCACGATATACTCGTGCGCAGCGTAATATCGCCTATCCCAAAGAGAATTAGCATAGCTAATCCAACTGGTATAGACGTCAGGACGAGGTGATTCATCCCACACAGTTCTGAAACGAACTGGAGTAACATCGATGCCTTTGAAGGCGTCCATGCCACAGGACTCTTTAAACGGTCCTTGGGTGCAGCTCTTAGAGCGGTTGATTTTCAACCCAAACTCTTCGAGGATGGCCATCGCGCTCTCAGCATAAGCTGTTGGTACGATGACGTCATCACCATATACAAGGATACTCTCGCGAGTATCCGCGTTGGGTGCGCGTGCAGTAAGGATAGCCCAGATACAGAGTGCCATAATAGGAAAGCATAATGCTGATCCCATTGGGGCAAACTTATTGAGCGGTAAAACCTTACCGTTAGGCAACACCGTAGAGGAACTTCTACACCCCTCCAAATACTCCGTAAGGAGGCTTGGGAAGAGTAGACGAACCAGATCTAGGTGAACTCGGTCACTCGCCTCTTTTAAGTCGAGTGTCGAGTACCTCCCAGTAGAGGAACCCAAAAGGGCGCCTCGTCTGTTAGGTCCTTGATCTGTGAAGTGGACATTCCATTTTGTCAATGGATGTCGCTCCACCAAACGGACAATAGCCGAACTCAAACCTTGCTGAATCCATTGATAATCAACGGGTTCGCACGATATGAGCCTAGGCCCGCGGGAATCTTTCGGTACGAGAATAACTCTCGCAGGAAGATCCGTGTCGGTGATAGCATCGAAGCTATCACGTCTATCACAAACATGACCTAAGGACGCGTAGAAGTACTCGTCCAAAGGGTACACGTTTGTGATTCGATTCGACACATTAGACCACTGAAACTTCTCAGAAAGTCGTTGCTTGGTAGCAACGGCTCCCGGACCGTGACGTGGAATGATGTCAGTAGGATCGAACGTTTCGAACAGCTCTGCTAAGAGCCGTCGAGACTCGCGAATAACAACTTGACTAGATGCCATAGGAACTTTAAGAAAAGGGTCAATACCCTTTGCTTGAGTTCTGTTGTATCTTTGTCGCTTGTTATAATCAAGCCAACCAGCTCGCATATCTGCAAGTTTAGTTGACAGTTCCGACAAGTCCCTCTCAGCCAACTCAAAGGCTTCGAGTACTTGTTGTTCTTGTTCGACGCTATAAGGCAGCTCATACTTATAAAAAGCATAGAGTATTTGCCGAATAGTAACAACGCATTGTGCGTCTGGATCGGGAAGGACGTGACCGTCATGTTGGAATATACATTTGAAAAGCTCACCGAGAAACCTCGGAAGCTTACTGTTGTTGAGGGAGTCAAATCCCACAGTTTCAGCGTTCATTTGTACAGTTCCTGTAAGCGCTTGATCAAAGTGCTTACCAAGACGGGGTAGGGTTTTCGTAAGAAAACCGAGTCCTTCTGAGCGTACTCTGCTCCTTACCTTTTGCAAAGTAAGTCGTAGAGCACGTGTGTTGAACACATCTCCATGAGACGCAAGAGCGTCACATAGAAGTGCAGCGATGATTTCACTTTCATCTAGGCTCTTATTGGGTACCATAAGGTATTCCTCCTAGAGCATGCACACACTATGTGACACCAACGAGCCTGAAATATGTAACTCCTAAAGAGCAACATACGATCAGGGCCCTGTCATTTAAGACAGTGACTTTTCTTCAAGGCTGATTATCTAACGGAAAACCGTAAGAGTTCAGCGCGGGAAAAACTGTGGGTATTGCACCGAGCTTCCTATAGGTCCAGTTTTTGGACTTAGGATCCCCGACGCGAATAAACGCAGGATTCTCCTTCTTTCCGGCATTCCAACGAAGCATGTATTCGCATATTTTATGATCAATGATCACAAGTATACGAATCATTTCTCCATTGTACTGCCTGAGAGCAATAACTTGGTTAGTTACGCCAAGATATTGGAAGAAACGGATCAAAGCCGCCTTCCGGGTGGAAGACAACTTTGACGCCGTAACTAAGTTTGTTGTATGGTTTGGCATATTACTTTCTCCGTACTTTGTTTTGTTTAGTTTAACTAATCATCCATTTCCGGAGACAGCAATTAAATGCCGCCACCAGACATCACAACTGCACCGTTACCCGTACCATCATACAGGATGGTCGTCGAAGCCCCTAACGAGGCTAAAAACGACATCATGTTTGCAGAGAGACCGTTAATCAAGGTATTATCTGACATGTTGCCGACCGGAAGGTCGGAAACCAAGTACAGACTGCCCTTGACACCGACCGAAGGGTCGAGCTGTCCAGCGATCGTTTTATCAAAACGAATAACTGAACGGCGACGTTTCTCATAACCGGTTGATTTCTCCTGGTGAGAAATCAACAGGCGGTGGGGTAGGCCAGCCGGTTCGTTCACAAGAGCGAATTCGGTTGTCCGGTTGCCGGTAGAAAGACGGGTGAATGAAATCCCCGTCCCTGCCGTAGTTTTGATCTCGTTGGTACTAAGTGTGTTTGCTAACATGCTTATTGTTTTGCCAGGGTTACCCCTAGCGGATTGCGGCGACAAATCGTCGCCATTGTTTAGGTTTCCACGCTCGCGTTATCGCGAGTGCGGCGCCAAGACTGAACTCTTTGTAGCTCAATCCGCTCGATAAAATCGAGCTTTCTGTCGGCAGTTCTACGCCACGGCGATAAGCCGTTTCGTATAGATCCGGCAGATATGTTTTCTGTATGACTATCTTCTGCGCAGAAGCAGGATTAGGTTCTAAATAGCACCTAACTCGCCTCCGAACTTTAGTAGACCACAGAAACTGCGTTATGTTAACGGTAGGTTCCATGTTACTGATCTTTAAACCGTCAAGAAACTTGCCCACATTAATGAGCCAGTCAATGACGAAGGACCACGGAATAGCATTCCAGATAATCGCAGGGTTAAGGTTAACCCCTAGAGTATCCATTATGCTAAGAAGTCGAGCATTCTCAACTTCAAACCGAGTAAAATTGTAATTATACTCGATTTCCGCATGGAATTCGGCCTGTTCCACAATAGCGTAACGTACACAACGAAGACCCATACCCGTATTGGCCATAGGACAACCAGTCTCGTTCGCGTTTGTAGCGTAAACGAGGTACTGGCCTCCTGTGAAGTCAAACGATATAGAATCTTCAGTGCACGTATACTCGATGGGAAGCCAATTCCGGCTGTAATGCCGTTTTTGGCGACGCCCCTGGCGAGCTATCAAGTCGTTAATCTTCTTGTTAGTTCGCGTTAACGTAGTGTAAACACTACATATGTCCCGTAGCAAAGGGCTGATATTAAACTCCTCTTGGAGATAACCATCAGCCGTTGCCCGGAGCGCTTCTCGCAGAGTAACACCAACCGATCGTGGAAACGATCTCCTAATGTTACGAAACGTCTTCACCATAGACACTGTCTTCCGTATAACGGTAGGCAAGTCCCTGACGAAGTCACGCAAATGCGAGATGGTTGCTGGCAGAGACTGAAAGTCCTTTAGCTCTATTATGGAGTTAAGGAGACTCACGTCCATCTTGATGTTAGGTAACATCGCCTTTAGGGCGGCATTACGATAATCATCAACTACGCTCGACTTAGGCACAAAGCCGCCGTCGGGTCTGTCAACTGTAAGACTTGGAAAGTTAGATGCCACGCCGTTTTTGGGCTTGACATGCTTTCCAAATGCTCCGAATAGTGAAGGTACAGTCGTATCTATGAATGCAAACATTGGGTCTGCACCAGTAAGACACGAGTAGTTGCACAAACCAGTGCCGCTACTTGAGTACCAAGGAAACACAGAGTTGATCCCATCGACGGCGTAAGCAGTGTAACATTGGTAATGTTCGCACGACTTCCACTTAGTTCGAGGGGAATCGTTATCACTTAACATGCGATCGAAACGACGGAGATAATCCGGCGTCTTGAGCTTGAAAAGTAATGACGTTGAGATAGGCGGTGTCCACGCAGGCGGATTTCTATCCACATGCATGGGAAACTGTACCGATCTCGAAGGCTCGTAATCCTCTAATTCACTATATGTGTACATAACGATGGAGGTTGAAACAGAGTTCAACACGAAGAGAGC